TAGAAATCTACCCCTTCGGGGTGAGTTCATTAGGAGGACTTATGACTGAATATATTTTTACAACCCCTGTGGTTGAAGAAGGCCCAGCAGGTCAAGCCCGCCTATTCTACTTTTATAAACTTGACAGAGGTATTACAATAGTACTAAAGCCTACGGGTGGGTACGCACAAATTCGCTACCCAGTTGATGGTGACTTGTCAGCATATCCTGCAGTATATGCAGGTGGCTATAACCACACAGTAGATGATGCTACTAAGGCAGCCCTAATTGCTGGCGGTGTAGGTGTCACAGAGGATAACTTTACAGCGATATGAAACATTGGGAACATCACCCTGAGCCAGTCGAAGGATGCTTTGGCTGTAAGGGTTTGAGTATACAGATGAACACTGGTGATGCACATAGCCAAAGGTCTATGCCAACTAAAGCATTTAACAAAGAATTGGATGCCTACAAAGCTGCAAGAGCCCAAGGTATCCAGCCTGCTGGAACTTCTATGAAGAAGATTCAAGAGGCAGTTAAGGCTAGTGAGATACTGGGTAAACCTTATGACTCTAGCAAGATGGCACCAACAAAACATATAAACAAACAATCAGCAGCAGTACTTAATCAACTAGGAGTATAAAGTAATGGCAACAAAAGCAGAAAAAGGGTCAAAGACCGCTTCAATGAAAGCACTTCCAGGTGGCGCAATGGGGTATGAAACAGCAGCACGTAAATATGTAAATGAAGGACTTGGAAAACTTGGTCTTAAACCAAATGAAAAAACTGCGCTTCGCGAGAAGTTAATTCCAATTGTTTCTCGTCAGATGGGTTCAGACCGCAGTCGTACTGCATCCCGTGCAAAAGGAATAGTAAACAGAGAAACAAAAACAAGACTAAAAAAAGCTAACCAACTATAAACTATCTTAATCAACTAGGAGCATAATATGCCAATGGTAAATGGAAAAGAATTTTCATACGGTAAAAAAGGTATGGCTATGGCAAAGAAAGAAGCCAAGAAGTCAGGTAAGAAAATGGTTATGAAGGCAGGCAAGAAGGCTGCTGTTAAGAAGATGGGCAAGAAGAAGTAATTATGCCAGGTAGAATTAGTCCAGGCAAAACAGCCCAGCAACGGAAGAAAGAAATTAACGCTGCTGAAAATGCTGCAATAGCAAAAGCCGAAGCAATGTTTGAAAAAATGATACAACAAGGCAAAGTTAATCCAAGCAATATAAGAAAAATTAAAGACCAAATCGCCAATAAAACTGGCGCTTATCCAATGGGAAATTACGGAGATTAATTATGGCAAAGAAAACAGGTAAGGCTAATCTTGGTCCTGAGATGGCCAAGAAAGCATATGAGGCAAAACTATCTGAGCGGGTTCCTTATAGCCCTGAGTGGGATGGTAAGCCTATGAGACAGAAAGAAACTTGGGATAATACAAAAGTTACAAAAGTTAAACCAGGTAAAACTGTAATTGGTGCTCTTGCTAAAGGTGTAGGCAGTGGTGGAGTAGCAGGTTTGGCTTTAGGTGCAGTTGCTGCATATAAGGCAGAACTTAAGGCAGCAGCCAAAGCCAAGAAAATAAAAAATCGGATGAACTAAATAATGTCATCAGGACAATTAAAACCGCACTACGGTTTTAACTCTGTACAAATCAGAGATGGATATGTAGTGCGGTTAAACAAGAATGGAACAGTAAGAGCAGTACTAGGAAAGTATGGGGAATATGGCAAGCAAAGCAGACCCAAGGCTTAAGAGGGCAGGCGTAGCAGGGTTTAATAAACCTAAGCGCACACCTAGCCACCCAAAGAAGTCACACATTGTTGTGGCTAAAGAAGGCAGCCAAGTCAAGACTATTCGTTTCGGCGAACAAGGTGCTGAGACTGCAGGCAAGCCTAAGGCTGGCGAAGGCGAAAGAATGAAGAACAAGCGTGCATCTTTCAAAGCACGCCATTCAAAGAACATTGCCAAAGGAAAGATGTCTGCTGCTTACTGGGCAGATAAGGTGAAGTGGTGAAGAAGGCGAAACCTAAAGCAAAGTCTAAAGTCAATGAGGCTGGCAACTACACTAAGCCTGGTATGCGTAAAGCACTATTCAATAAAATTAAAGCAGGCTCCAAGGGTGGAGACCCAGGAGAATGGTCTGCCCGTAAGGCACAGTTACTTGCTGTGCAATACAAGAAGGCAGGCGGAGGATACAAGTAATGGCACTGGCTAAATCGCAGAAGTCTTTAAAGAGTTGGACTAAACAGAAGTGGAAAACTTCTGATGGCAAACCTTCTAAGGGTAAGAAAAGATATCTACCTGAAGCAGCGTGGGCGAATCTAACTCCTGCTGAGAAAGCTGCCACTAATAAAGCAAAAGCCCAAGGTAATAAAAAGGGCAAGCAATTTGTTAAACAACCAAAATCGATAGCAAAGAAAACGGCTGGGTATAGATAATGGCAACAGGTACAGCAGGTAGTACATTTACAAGTGAACTTAATCGCTTGGCTAATAGTGGGACATATCCAGTATTGACTTCATATCTGACTGCTACTGCTGCTGCTAACTCACTAGCAGGTACATCAGGTAAGGCGCTTATAGGCGCCCTTAATCTAGAGGCAGATGCAACTCGTCAGCCTAATGACTTCAAGGCCTTGGGTGGTATCTGTAATGAACTTGCTAGCACTACCAACCTTTCACCTACTGACGCCTTAAGGAGCATTGACGTATGACAACACTAAGTGAAATGATTGATGAAGTCATTATCAATCTTTCAGGTTATACCTATCAGCAGGATAGAAGTACACACCTTACTGCTGCAGTCACAACATTAACTTCCCCTAGTTCTTCGCCAACAATCTTGAGCTTAGGCTCCACCGACTCCGTAGGTAAAGGTGTTATAGAGGTAGGCGAAGAGTTGATGTGGGTTGACTCATTTGACCGCGTTGCTAATACAGCAACTGTTGCGCCCTATGGGCGTGGCTATCTAGGCACTACTGCCTCAACTGCTGCTGTAGATACTAAAGTTACAATCTCCCCAATATTTCCTAGGTATGTAATCAAGAAGGCTATCAATGATACTATCAGAGCAATGGGCTCACAACTTCTTGTTATAGGTCAGACAACCTTTACATACAATGCAGCCGTCACAACCTATGAATTAACTGATACTAATGGTGACCCACTTAATATTGAAAACATTCTAACTATGTCTTGGCAAGATATTGGCCCAAGCAAAGAGTGGATAAACATACGCAGATTTACATTTGACCCTAAGTCTGAGGCTGTAACGTGGGGCACAGGCTCTCAGACAGTTACCATTGGAGATTACATAACCTCTGGTCGTACCGTCAAGGTTAACTATATCAAGCAACCATCAGCCTTCACAGCTTCTAACCAAGTCTTCACAACCCAGACAGGATACCCTGAATCAGCTAGAGATGTGGTAACCCTCGGCACAGCATATAGACTTCTTACATATCTTGACCCAGCACGTGCTTCTCAGATTAGTCCACAAGCTGATGAGATTGACGCTAAGCGTCCATTTGGTTCAGCCAATACCGCAGTCCGACAAATATTTTCACTTTATCAACAGAGACTTAGAGAAGAGATACTATCATTTCAAAGTCAATATCCAGCTCGAGTTCACTACAGCCGATAGGAACATAAATGCCAACACGTCAATACTCGTCCCGTAGCCAACAGTCAACACTGACTAGTGCTATAACCGCAGGTGCTGCTACTATGACAGTAGTATCAGGCACATCCTTGCTTGGTGGTGTAACAATCCCCACAGGCAGAACATATACTTTAGTTATAGATGTTGATACTGCTCTTGAAGAAATCGTAGATGCTACGGCGGTATCTACCAATACATTTACAATCACCCGAGCCATTGATGGTGCTTCTGCACAGTCACACTCAGCAGGCGCAGTAGTAAGACATATGGCTATCGGTAGAGACTTCCGTGATGCCAACCTACATACCCAGGCCGCTGCCTCTTATAATGATGGCGCAGGTAATGCCCAGTCAATGCACGGCATTGCATCTGGTGAAGGTGATGTAGTAGGTACAGCCAAGGCACAGACCCTTACTAACAAGACTCTTACTACCCCAATAATTTCTAGCCCTACAATTACTGGAACATCTGGTGTTGAAACCAGCATAGTATTTGAAGGTGCTACGGCTGATGCCCACGAGACTACCCTGACTGTAGTTGACCCTACTCAGGATAATATAATCACCTTACCTAATACCACAGGTACAGTAGTTCTAACTACGGCTATCCAGACCCTGACCAATAAGACTATGGGCGATGCCCTTAATGCTGGTGGCTTTAGGATTACAAATATTGCTACACCAGTAGATGGAACTGATGCAGTCAACAAGACCTTCGCTGATGCTCAGGTTGCTGCTGCTGCCACGAGTGCTGCTAGTGCCGCTACGAGTGCTTCTAGCGCGGCTACAAGCGCCTCTAGCGCCCTTACTAGCGCCAACAGTGCATCTGCTTCAGCCTCTGCTGCTGCTACCTCTGCAACCTCTGCAGCCACTTCGGCTTCCTCAGCCCAGACCTTTGCTTCTACTATGGCAGCCAGCGTAACTGCTGCTCAATCTTCAGAGACTGCTGCTGCATCTTCAGCAACTGCTGCTGCAACCAGCGCCACAAGCGCTGCTGCTTCGGCTACCGCTGCTGCTACATCCGCTACAAGCGCAGCCGCTTCTGCTACGGCAGCGGCTACTTCTGCTACTAGCGCTGCAGCATCGGCAACTGCTGCTACTACTTCAGCCACATCTGCTGAGACAAGTGCTACATCATCGGCTACTTCAGCCAGTGCTGCTGCTACTTCGGCAACATCTGCAGCAGCCTCAGCCACGGCTGCAGCAACTAGCGCTACATCTGCAGCAGCATCTGCTACCGCAGCAGCCACATCAGCAACTTCTGCTGCTGCTAGTTATGACCAGTTTGATGATAGATATCTAGGTAGCAAGTCATCTGACCCTACTTTAGACAATGATGGTGGAGCACTACTAACTGGTGCGTTGTATTTCAACACAGTAGTCGGAGCAATGAAAGTCTATGACGGTGCAGCCTGGGACTTAGTAGCCCCTGATACATCTAACTTTATTGACAAAGCAATTCTTACCGCTAAGGGCAGTATCATCTCAGCAAGCACAGCCTCAACCCCTGTAGCCCTGACTGTTGCTGCTACTGACGGCTATGTTCTAACAGTTTCATCCGCAACAACTTCAGGTCTAACTTGGTCTGAAGTAGATACAAAATCAATTGAAATCAAAACGCTTATGGGCGTTCTTCTCTAGGAAAGGTACAGTAACTAATGGCTGTAACATCTAAAGTCCTCTTTCGGGGGGCAGCAACAACAACCAGCACAACACTCTATACAACTCCTGCTACAGCAGTAGCGGTAGTAACTAATGTTGGCGTAACCAATACAACTACATCTGCAGTAACAGCATCAATATTACTTGACGATGTTGCTATACTATCTAGCGTGTCAATTGATGCTAAGACTTCTATCTTTATTGACTTAAAGCAGGTGGTAGATGCTTCTGACACTATCAAAGGTTCTGCTTCTACAACAGCAGTTAACTTTCATATTAGCGGAGTGGAGATTATCTAATGACTATTTCACAATTCCCTATTCCCACAAGTGGAATCCCAACGGGCGCAACTGGTGATAGACCAGCCAACCCCAGTACTGGTGATGTATTTTACAATGGCACTTTAAGTGTTCTTGAAATTTATAATGGTAGCGATTGGGTTTCTTGCTCTGCTCCTGGTCCAGTTCCTACAATAGCGGTAGCCGATGTTGGCACAAGCGTTGCTTATGGTTCCGCTCAAGGAGTAGTAACTATTACTCCTGGAACTCTTGGTGGTCCAGTACAATCATACCTTATTGCTTCATCTTCTGGCGGATATACGGCAACTACAACTGGAACTACAGTTACTATTACTGTAGGGAATTCAGGAAGTTGGACTTTTAGCGGACAATCACGAAATTCTTTCGGAAGCAGCGTATCTAGTAATTTTGTTTCGGCAACGCTTACAACAGTTCCAGAGGCTCCAACTATTGGAACTGCTACAACGTCTGGTAGCACAACTGATATTACTGTTACTTGGGCGCTTGCTAATAATGGCGGTAAAAATCTTTCCTCTATAACAATTACTCCATATTTAAATGGTACTACCGCTCAAACTTCAGTTGCGGCTGCAACCACAACGGCAACCTCAGTAGTTGTTACAGGTTTAACTGTTGGTTCCTCATATACTTTTAAAGTTAAAACAGCAAATGCTAATGGCGATAGTTTGGAATCTTCTGCTACTAATAGCGTTGGTATTCCTATTTTCCTAGATTTTCTTGTTATTGCTGGTGGCGGTGGTGCTGGAAATAACAATTCTGGTGGAGGTGGAGCAGGTGGCTATAGAACATCTGCTGGAACTTCTGGTAGAGGCGCTGCTGCCGAAAATAAAACAGGTGTTGTAAAAGGAACTAATTATACAGTAACGGTCGGTGGTGGCGGTGCCTCTGCAGTTGATGGTTCCAATTCTGTGTTTTCTACTGTTACATCAACTGGCGGCGGTGCTGCCTTTACCGATGATGCGGCTGGAAACCCTGGCGGTTCAGGTGGTGGAGGTAGCGATGGTGGTGCTGGCGGCGCTGGAACTACTGCACAAGGATTTAATGGAGGAAATAGTTTTAGCAACACTGGTGGTGCTGGTGGCGGTGGTGCTGGAGCGGTTGGCAATGCGTATAATGGTTCTACTGGAGATAGAAATGGTGGCGCTGGGGTAGCCTCAACAATTACTGGTTCATCCGTTACTCGCGGCGGAGGCGGTGGGGGAGAGGCGCGAAATGGTGGCTCTGAAGGTGTTGGTGGTGCAGGTGGTGGAGGTAGTGCTAACACAAGCGGAGGTACTGCTAATACTGGCGGTGGTGGTGGCGGAGGTGGTTTTTCAGGTGGCTCAGGTGTAGTGATTCTTCGTTGGCCTACTGCTGCTGCAACTATATCAGTCGGCGCTGGACTTACTGCCGATGCAACGGGAACTGATGGTTCTAATTCATATAAAGTATTCACTGCTGGCAGTGGGAATGTGAGTTTTTCGTAATGGCACATTATGCATTAATTAATAGCGACAATGTAGTAGTTCAAGTAATTACTGGTGTTGATGAAAACATAATTCAAACTGATTTAGATGGCACCCAAGTTGGTGGTTCATCTGAGGCTTGGGAGCAGTTTTACGCTTCCTGCCCTTGGTTTGAAAATGTATATTGCAAGCGTACTTCTTATAACGGAAATATCCGTGCTAACTACGCAAGCGTTGGGGGCAAATATGACCCTGACTTTGATGTATTTATTCCAAAACAACCATATTCTTCTTGGAAGTTAAATTACACAACTTATTGTTGGGAAGCACCAATTCCAAAACCTGAAAATATTGAAGGATATTTTTGGAAATGGTCTGAAATAAATAAAGAGTGGATACAAATAGCAATACCACAAATCTAAGAATAGAGGGGACAATGATACAAAAGCAAGAGACAGTGGCTATCGGTTGGTGCGACAATGGCACCACCGATGGTAAGTTTACTGAAGGATTAATGACAGCGGTAATTGCTGGTCCTAACAATGGTATGCGCTTTACTACTAGCATACGTGTGCAGGGTAATCAAATAGGCAGACAACGCCAGATACTCTTTGATTACTGGGCAGATAAACTAAAGACAGACTGGATATTATGGGTAGATTCAGACATAGTACTTAGCCTTGAGGCTATCCAGAAACTCTGGCAGACAGCCGATAAGATTAACCGCCCTGTAGTTAGTGGTGTTTACTTCATATCCAAGGAGAACGAGGGCAGTCTTATGCGCCCGTTTCCAGTTCTATTTGATGATGTAGATGAGTTTCAAGTCCGCTATCACCACCCATTACCTGACAACCAAGTAATCAAGGTTGATTGTGCAGGGTTTGGCTTTGTCCTAATGCATAAGTCTATTGTTCCTAAGATGCGAGAAGCATTCCCTGGTAAGGGTATGTTTATGGAAACTGGTGATGGCAAAGATGAGCATTTTGTCGGCGAAGATATTATCTTCTTCCGCCGTATGAAGGCAGCAGGTGTACCACTACACGCCCATACTGGAGCACTGGTAAAGCATATGAAACGCTTTAGCGTTGACTATGACTACTATGCATTGTATTGGGCTAACGAACATTTAAAGACAAAACTTAAGGAACAAGAGCAACAAGGAGAATAAGTGGCTGGTCGTGATATTACAGAAGGTCGTGCTGAACGTGCGATTGCTGTTGATGTAGGTGTAGTTGCTACTGATGCTATTTGGCAGAATACTGATATAGCCTATGATGTTGCTATCGGTGGTATGCCATTCATCTATGCCATCAATGATGCTAACCCCTATGTCCGCCAGACTGCTCCTTACAGAAAAGAACAATTCGATAATCAACCTGAGCCTGGTGAGCAGACGCTCACTGGTTGGTGGATTAGAAGCCAGTCTTCCTTTCACGAGGGGGCTGGCATTACTTTTTATGACCCAGCACTTATCCCTGGCGAAGGCACATCTCGCTTTGCAGATAGCCAAGGGGTAGATGTCTGGACAGAAGGCGAAGTAACCCTTCTTAATGACACAGTAAAAACCTATTCGACTACTAATACACCTTCAGTTATGAGTGCCAATGATGGGACTAATGACTGTATTGTTTTTACTGATGGTGTTGCTCTTAAGAAAATTACTATGTCGGCAGATACACCTACTACTAGCACATATACCTTAGTAGCAGCACACACTAACCAGCCTATTGTTAGCATAACAACAGACGGAACTAGATATTTTGCTGCTTGTACAACTGCTTTACACGTAGGTAATATCGGTGGTACTACATCAGATGATACTACCTATGCTACTGGTACTAGCAGCGTTGTTGTTAGATTTGTTAAGCAGCGTTTGATGGCTGGTGTAGCAAATGCTATCTACGAACTTAACCCTAATGTAAGTCCATCTGGTAGTCACGCTACTACAGCCCTGCCTACTGCTACCTTTACCCATCCTACTAGCGCTTGGGTATGGACCAGTATCTGTGAAGGACCTAATGCTATTTACTATGCTGGCAAGAACCGTAGCAATAGTTCTATCTTTAAGATTGGTTTGACTACAGGGACAACTGCTTTAGGTTTTCCTAACTTGGCTACGCCTACTGAGATAGCCCAGTTCCCTGTCACTGAGATAGTTAATGCTATAGATGTATACCTTGGTACCTATATGGTTATCTGCACTAGCAAAGGCGTTAGAGTCGCAGCAATCCAAGATGATGGCAGCATTAAGTATGGCCCTATAATTATTGAAGGTGACTTTAAAGGCATAGCATTCAGGGATAGATTTGCTTATGTATCAGGACTGGTTGGTACTGAAGCAGGACTATACCGTATTGATTTATCTGTAGAATTAGGGACGCTACTCTTTCCGTTTGCTAAAGATTTAGTTGCTACCAATACTACATCTACTGCTGCAAGCATAGCTTTCCTAGGCTCTAGCGATAGGGTAGCTTTTGCTGTAGCAAGTGATGGTATCTGGATAGAAAAAGATACAGAAAAAGTAACTAGTGGTTTTATAAAAACAGGATTCATTAGATACAACACACTAGAACCTAAAAACTTTAAGCGTCTAATAGGCCGTGGTGTATTTACCTTCGGCTCTCTATCTCTACAGACAGTAGACTCAGACGGCTCAACATATGATGTAGTCAGCTATGACTCATCAGTTCCAGCAGTAGAAGTAACTACCAGCCAACCAGCTGGTGCTCAAGAATTCATAGCCTATAGATTTCTTTTAACTAGAGATGCAACAGATAGCAGTAAAGGTCCTACCTTCAAGGGGTATCAGGCTAAGGCTACAATCGCTACACCTAGACAGCGAGTAATTAGATTTCCCGTCTATTGTTTTGATGTGGAGACAGACAAGTACAATGTTATGGTAGGCTATGAAGGCCGAGCCCAAGACCGAATTGATACCCTAGAAAGTATCGAAGAAGGTGGCGACATTGTTACCTGGCAAGACTTAACCACTGGCGAATCTCGTCAGGTTTCTATAGAACAAATCACATTTACTCGCATGACCCCACCAGATAGAGGATTCACTGGCTATGGTGGCATGCTTACTATGACTGTAAGGACTGTGTAATGACACCTAACGAATGGGCTGGCCTAGCCGTAGCCATATTTACTTTGATTGCTGGATTTGCTGGCGCTGTGCGCTGGATGGTCAAGCATTACTTATATGAACTACGCCCTAATGGTGGCTCAAGCCTGAAGGACAAGGTAGATGGGCTAGAGAAGCAGATAGATTTACTTACCGAGTTTGTAAAAGAAGCACTGAGGAAATAGTGCCAGAGTTAAATGCAAATATCCCTCCGATAGATTGCTTTGTACGTGGTAACTTCCTGCGTAACCAGAAGGATAGTCACGACTTGTACTTTCCTTGTGTGATATTTGGAGTTAGTTCTGTACAGAACAGAAGCCCACTCTTTCACTTTATGATGGAAGATGGTGGTCTATGGTGGCGTATGCCCATCAATGCCTTCTGTAATAAGCCAGGCGTGCCAGAGGTAGACCTACATAATCTAGTGCTTTGGAATTCTTTTAGCCCATACATAACAGCCACCAAGTTTGCTAACCTGACTAATCTAAGTTTGC